GTTTCCTGGGTACTCAGGTACAAATTGCTGGTGAGTTTTGGCGGGGCAATCTCGGCCTTGCGGAAACCATCAAACTACAAAACCAACTGGCATTCACCTCGATGGAGCCGGCCGAGGCATTGACTGAGCTTGAGGACATGACTACCGGCTCCACCGAGGCGACCAGGGCATACAATGACGCAGCTGGTGATTATTACGCGGCTCAGGCTGCCGCTATTGAGGCCACGAAGGCAGCGGCGGAGGCAGCTGAAGCTGACGCGCTGGCCATTCGCGAAGCCGCTTTAGCCCGCGCGGAGGCGGCGGGGATCAATGAGGAATTTGCCGATAAGGTTTTGCAGTCGGCAAACCACCTGACGGCGGAGGAGGCGGCCGCTGCCGCCGCCAACGTTGCCAATGCCGCTTATTTTGACGAGGTGGAAAGTGGCACGCCAGCGGTTGAGGATTTATCCGCCGCCGCTGCCGAAGCCGCGCGGCAGTTGGGTGGTTACTTTGATGCCGCGCTAACCGCGACCGGCGAAACCAAGAGCCTGGAGCGGCAGCTGTACGATTCGGCCGTAGCCGCCGGGGCGGGCGCGACTGAGCTGGCTATATTGGCAGCAGCCACCGGGGAATTTACGGCCGCAGAAATTGAAGCGGCGTTTCAGGCGGCGCTTATGCAGGCCAACATTGATGGCCTGGTTGCCGCCATGCAAAGCGGATCGATTACGGCAGCGCAGGCCACAGATGCCCTGGACTTGCTGAAAACTGGGCAGGCGGATACAGCCGCCGGGGCAATCTCTTTAATTGAGCAGTTTGATGGAACTGCCGCTAGTTTAGATGACGTTTCAGGCGCAGCTACTGACGCCGCCACCAACCTGGCAGCTATCCCGACCAACATCCCGGTCCATATCAGCGTAACAAGTGACCCATTTCCGACAATTCCGAACTATCCCGGCGGCGGCAACCAGCCGCAGGCTTTTGCCGACGGTGGATTTACTGGGTTTGGGCCAATGGCTGAGCCCGCCGGGGTTGTGCATCGTAATGAATTGGTACTACCTGCCCAAACTTTACGAGCCGGTCCAGCGGCTATTTTGGATTTTGCGGATTCTCACCTGCCGGGCGGTTTGCCCGGCGGATCGCGTGGGCAGGCGGTCGTGCATGATAATCGTCAGTTCACCTGGAATGTACACACGGCCGGATTCAACCCCAAGACCTCCGGGCGGGCAGCGGCCGCATTTGCCACAGGGGGTATTTAATGGGTAGTTGGGAAATATCTAGCGACAGCGGCAGCACCTACACCAATCTGGCCAACCTCTTTTTTGATGTCCGCAGCGCGTTAGGGACGGGCATGGTGCCGGTGAAAAACCTTTCCACGCCGCTGGCGCAGCAGCCAGGCGAGGAGTACCAGGGGACAAAGATTGACAAACGGCCGTTTGCCCTGCGCGGCAATTTCAACCTGACGGGTACCAGCAAATCGGACTATCACAGCCGTAAGCAGACACTGCTTAAGGCGCTCAACGCCCAGGCGGGCACGCGCATCAACGCCCGGCCGGTGCCGGTGGTGCTGAAATATACCGGTGCGGCCGTGAGTAAAATCATTTATGGGTTTTACGAGGGTGGCCTGGAGGATGAGGCGATGGAGGGCGAGGGGTTTGCTCAGCGCAACATCACCCTGCGCTTTGTGGCGTACGACCCGTTTTTTTATGCCGCCAGCGAAAGCAACGCGACGCTCGATAACCAGGACACGGTGACATTTACCACCGTGGGGGCAAAAATTGACGGTGTATGGGATAACCTGGGGCCGCCGAATGCGGCCGGGACTTACGCGAGCGTTCTGGCAGTTGCTTCGGATAGCACCTACGTCTACATCGGCGGAGATTTTTTGAATTGGAATAACATCGCCGCCGCCGATTACATCGTGCGCATGGATAAAAGCACTGGTGCTTATTCCGCACTGGGGTCTGGTCTGAATGGGCTGGTGCGCGGGCTGAAAATCGACGCCAGCGGCTTACTTTATGTCGTTGGCACATTCACCAATGCCGGAGGCATCGCCGCCGCTGATTATATCGCCACCTGGAATGGCACGGCTTGGGCGGCCGTGGGAACCCCTAGCACCGGCGCAACGGTAACCTCGGTGCATGCAGTGGACATAGACAATGCCGGAAATGTTTACGTGGCTGGAAATTTCCTCAACCTGGCAGGTATTGCTGCCGCTGATGGTATTGCCATGTGGAATGGTTCGGCCTGGGCGGCGTTGGGCACGGGGGTCGCTGGCGCGGGTGCGGTTTGCAATGATGTTCTGGCGATAACAGCAACAAAGGTATACGTGGCGGGTGGTGGCATCACCTCATTTGGCGGCGTCGCCAATACAGTCAATCTGGCCATGTGGGACGGTTCGGCCTGGGTCGCGGTAGGTGGCGGGCTAACCGACACGGCCGTTTGTCTGGCCATCTCCTCCGCCGGTGATTTGTATGTAGGTGGGGCGATGACGGCCGCTGGGGCGGTAACAGTAAACCGGATCGCCGTGTGGAATGGCGTATCCTGGGCCGATTTGGGCGGTGCCAGCCTTGACAATACGGTGTGGGATTTGGCCTTCGCGCCTAGTGGCAACCTGTACGCCTCGGGGCAGTTTACGGCAATTGGCGAGAGTGTGACAACTAACGATGGCCTGGCTATCTGGAATGGGTCCATATGGACCCGCGAGGATATCAACGTACCGGGGGCAGCGTCGATATACACCCTGCACTTTGACAGCCAAGAGGATTTATATATCGGGTTTAACACCGACGGTTTTGCCACGCATTCCGGGAGCGCGACCATAGCCTACGCGGGCACCGCCATTGCTTACCCTTATGTGACCATCAATCGCAGCGGGGGCACCACCGCAATCGTTTACAGATTAGCAAACGCCGCGACGGGCGCAGAGATTTACCTAAATTACTCCCTGCTTGCGGGCGAGACGCTGACGCTGGACTTTCGGCCGTTTTCGGAAACGGCGCTCACGGCCATCTCCTCATTCTTTGGCCCTGTTCCCTCGGCAATCTTGGGCGGTTCCAATACCGGCCAGTTCTATTTGACGCCGGGGCGGTCCGGGGCAAGTAACAACAACATCATTACGCTTTATGCACCAACGGCCGGTGGGGCCACGGTGACGGCCACGCTTTACTATACGGCCGCTTATTTGTCGCAGGATTAAACGTGGCACAGTACGAACTCTGGTACACCGACCCGCTCGGCAATCGCATAAGCTACATCCCGAACAGCAGCGGGTTTTCCTACGTCAAGGTGCTAGGTGATGTGGGCGTTGCGCAGTTTAGTACCCCCCTGCGCGGGCTTGACCATGAGGCCAATATACCAGACCGGCGGATTATGATTTACCGGCAAGCCTACGGCGTGGCTCAGGTGCTAGAGGTTGTGGCCTTTCTGGATAAGTTTACTTACGCCACCAGCCAGGACGGCCTGGGGCAGTTTGGCGCGGGGGCGAGTGACCCGAACGTGCTGCTAAAGCGGCGTATTGTGGCCTATCCTTCTGGCGATAGTAAAGCTACCACAGACGAAACGAGTACATCCCGTTCGATGCGCGTGCAGGTGGCTAACAACCTCTTGTTTGCTACGGACGCAGACAGAAATATTATTGACTACGGCGTTTCAAATATCGCGCCCGTTACGGCCGGGCCTGCTGTAAAAAAGCAGTTTGCCTGGAAAAACCTGCTGGAGCTTTTGCAGGACTTACAAGCCTTTAGCAAACAAGGCGGCGCGGAAATATTTTTCGCTATCGTGCCAACATCTGAAACGGATATGCAGTTTCGAGTGTATCCCAACCAACCGGGCGCAGATCGCACCCTGGCTACTGGCAAAACGCCGGTAGTTTTCTCGCTTCAACGCGGCAACCTATTAAGCCCCACGCTCACCTACGATTACAGCAACGAGGCCAATTACATTTATGCAGGCGGTAAGGGGCAGGAGGATCAGCGCAACATACAGGAGGCCAGCGACGATGTCAGTATCGGCCGCTCCCCCTTTGCCCGCAAGGAAAAATTCGTCAGCGCCATTTCGGGCGTGAAAGACAACAG